GCTCTCTTTGACGAGTTTGCATAAACTTAGTGATTTCTTCCATAACACCAATTGTAGGTGGTGCCATTCTAACTTCACCTGCTGATTTAGTTTGGATTAAGAAAGCTCTTGCTTCCTCATCATAGTATGATTCGATTTGATCAGAGATCTTCTCAACATCAAGGTGCTCACTCTTAAGTTCAACCTTAAATGGCTTACCATTTGAATCGCTTGCTTCGATCATTAGCTTGTTCTCAGTTTCTGGGAACGTAAGATCTCTAATAGCTAGAAGGATAAAGATTCTATCTTCTTCAAGGAAATCCTTGTAAGAAAGAACTCTTGAACCCACTGTTAATTTAGCACACGCCTTAACGATTGAGTTTAGTTTCTCTTCAATATCGACAATGTTTTGTTCATCAATTGTTGAAAAGTGTCTGATTTCAGCAACTCTAGCCGATCTGATTTTTAGTTCAGCTCCGATTGGATAAAACCTTCCTTCAGATGGTAGATTCTCGACATTCATGCTAATCCATCCTAGATGGTGATCCGAAGATTCAACATCATTTAGGAATCTTGACATAGTTGCCTTTCCTAGACCTTGAGACTTAATCTCTTCCGCCATTGGATTAGAAGTCTCCTTTTCTTCGACCATTTGTTTATAGTCGTCTTGATTGTAATCGCTCATAATTTACTTGTTTTTAAGTTGCTTTAACTTGGTTTTGTCAAATGTTTTTTGGTCGTCTGACGTCGACTCTATCTCTAATCTGATTAATTCTCTAATAAATGCTGACATAGAAATCGGGCGTGAACCCTCTGCTATTGCTTTATTGAGAATGATCCTGTTCAAGATAGCAACTTCATCTTCTGATAGAAGAACTTGAAGTTTCTTTGTCAATTTACTTGAATCATTCATATTATGTTGATAATATATTATCTTTTGAAAGGTGTTAAAAAAGAGGGGAAGCGTTAACTACCCCCTCTTTATAGTTAATTAAGTTAGATTAAAGAATCTCTTCTTTCCAAGAGTCACATCTCCAAGTAACTTCCATTTCTTGTGGATCAGCAGCTGAATAGTCACCGCCCTCTAGGAATGGTAGACCTGAAGAGATAAAACAATCTTCAAGTGTTACAGTTCTGAAGATAGCTCCAGTTCTGTCAAATTGTGTTACGATGATAGTACCAACGTAATCTCTCTTTAAACCAAAAGTACCTGTATTTGGATTGTAAATCAAATTGTACCATTGCTTTAGAGTTTTGTACACGTATGCCTCGTTAGCCTCGTTTAGGTTAAGCGTAAATGCGATAGCTACATCTAGTGCAGTTGTGTCTGGCTGTGACGCGAATGAACGAGTTACAAACTTGAACTTCTGCTCTTGAGTACCGATCTCTTTATTGATCGCTAGACCCTAAATAGTCTTAACATGCTGTAAAAGCATGTTAGCACCCTGTACACCAGCTGGGGGAAGGATTGTTACTTCAAACAGGTTCTGTTGAACTGGTTCAAAGTTTCTACCTTTCTTGCTAGTTTGGTCGTTTGAATAGTGTGGTAATGGCATTTCTTCTAAAAGCTTTTTTTATATATCTGTTTAGCTGAAGTTACCTGTCGCAATTTCACCTGTGTTTAGAACAGTTGTTCTGTGAACAACGATTTCTAGACCCTTAACTGGTTCAACATAAGTATCGATGATACCCATATTTGCGTCAATCACATCATTTGTGTTATTAGTTGTGTCCATTACGTTTTTGTAATCATAAACACCAAAATCAGCCTTAACTGACTCTAGGAATGAATCCGCAAGAGTCTTGATCTCAAGTCTTGTTTGTGCAGTGTTGAACTCAAATACGTAGTTCTTCAGAATTGCTGCGATACCATCTTGTATGTAGATCAACACCTCCCTAACATGCGCTGACGATAATGCTGACTGAACAGACTGTTGTGCAGTCTTGTTGCCAAGAATTGTTAGACCAACGCCTCTTTGGAAGACGATTGGGTTGTAACCGAATGGCTCAAGAACATCTCTGTCCGCCTTGTCGAATGCGTATTCTGCGCCTGATACACCAGAACCAGAAACTACACCTCTTCTTGGACCAGCAACGATTGCCCATGGTAGAGAATCAGTGTACTTGTCAATGAAGTTGTTAGAAACGTAAGATGCTGGAGGAACGATTAGATCTTTATTGTTCTCTCTAACAACTAGACCTGGACCGTAGTAGAATGCAAAGTTAGCACCTTCGTTGATTGAAGGTAGAGAATACAATGAAGTTGGGTTCTTGTCTAGGTTACCGCCATTCGCAACGTAATTTACATTGAATGCACCATTATCATCGATGAAAGATGGGTTTGTAGATGCTTTGAATTCAAAGATCATTGGCGCGTTTAGGATGGCAGAAGCATTCTGTCTAGTCTTAGCTAGGTTTGAAAGCTGTGACTTATTTAGAATACCGTTCGCAGATTCATAAGAACCAAATGTATCAACAACGTATCTGTACGTGATGTTATCTTTGTCTGCTAGAGTGTTACCTAGGTTTGTACCAGTGTTTACTGCGTCTAGGCAATCTAGGATAGACTGTGTACCAATCTTCGCTCCATCTAGAACGAATGGGTAATAGACAGCAGTTGCTTCTTCGTATGAAGAATAAGCTCCTGCAAATACTGCAGCTGGTGTCGTATGTACGTAAACTGTGTAAGTTGTAATTGGATCTGCCGGAGGTGCTGGTGCTGTAGTAGCTGGAATAACGTTTTTAATGATTCTAGTTACCTTAGCAAGTCTATTGGTAGCGTCAGCATGAATGTAGTGACCAACCTTTAGATCAAACGTTGGTGGAGTAAGTATACCCTGGTATGTGAATGTTGCGGTGTTTGAACCAGCAGCATATACCCATGCAGCATCAATCATAACATCTCTATCACCTGTAGTTAAAGAATACGATAGAGCGTCTAGAGAATCACCAGTGTGACCGATTAAATCAACTGCAGTACCGTTTGCTTCGTCAAGAACTGCATCTTCTAGAACAGCGCAGAACAAACCTGTTCTTCTTGCTTCAGAATTGATCATTGTCTCAACGTACATTTGGTTGCCTTCTAGATCTGTGAAACCTGGAAGAATAGAACCAGTGTATTGTGCAATTAGAGATACTTGTCTTAGGTTAGCAAATTCAGCAAGCTTAGTCTTATCTAGACCATCAGCTGTAAAGAATTCGCCATAAATAGGATCTGTGTCCATTGCAGCTGCATCAAAGCCTCCTTTGAATACGAATACGTCAACCATGAAGTCTGACATATAATCAAAGTCATTTAGGTATGCAGGAACGTTACCTTCTCCGTACCACTCTCTTGCAGTGATATTGAAAGGTTTAACGTCTTGTGCTTGTCTAACAATAACAGTGATAGGATCTTGCTTAATGTTAGCAAATCTTAGAACGTTACCTTTAATAGCATTACCGACTACATTGTTAACTGCGTCGTCAGAAGGAGTCCAGAATTTTTCAATGTTGAAAAACTTTGAGTACTCATTTTCATTCTCAATTGCAGTTGAAAGTGCATCTGAAGCATCAGTTACAGGTGCTGCATAAGAAATTTTGTCATTGCTATCAAATTTAGCTAGGTTAAGAGCTAGGATAGGACCTCTTGTTAGAGCTGTAAGAGCTGATCTGTGGAAGAACATGCCTTTTTTCTCCAAGTTGCGATCAATGCTACCAAAAACATTGATGAACTGTTCAACTGAGTCGATCAAAACAGGAGAATTGTATGGTCCTTTCTTAGAGTGACCAACAATCAATCTGATTGTTTCGGCTGGAATGTTGACAGTCTGCGACTTATCGAATTCAAGTCTGTATACACCAGAGCTCTTGAATTGTAGAAGTTGTGGACTTAGTGCCATAATTTTATATTGGACTTTTTTTTGCTTTAACTATATATCAAGGAAACTACGACAATTTATCAATTCAACAGATCATAAATGTCATATTGTAGATCTCCGTCAGTGTTTTGATCTTTATAAAGAATTTTCTCCATGTAGTTGTGAAGTTCTTCATCAATGTGATCAAGAACCTCTTCAATGAAGTCAGCGTAATCAACTGTTAAGAAGAATTCAGTGATCGTGACACACGTCATTAGAGTATCGTCATTACCATGTTGAGCACCATAAGAACCATTTACAAGAGTACCGAACATTGATGCTTCTGTTACTGTTTGATGTTCAGTGAAATCAATTCTATTACCCTCAACTAGCTTTTTAAGGTTCTGACACATCACAGGTTTATTGTCGGATTTGACTCTAATGCCTGGTTTCAAAACCCTTGCATCGTGGCGGTGTCTGAATCTAACAATCATCTCTTCATCAAACTCGTTTCTCTGTGGGAATAGAGTTGTCAAATACTTAATTAGAATAGAACCATAGGTATTGTATTCAATGATCAATTTAACGTTCTCAGGCTCAAAGATTTCAACTGATAGGGTATAAAGTACTTTAGCAAAGTCTTCAATTACGTGCTCATTAGACCTAAATAGACCAATCTGCTTTAACGTGAAGAAATCGTACATTGCCCCTGGGTTTTGAACGTACTTCATTTGCTTCTTTTTCATTGGCACTATCTCGAATAGGTTGATTACAGAATAGTCGCCACCGTTACCTTCGGCAATGTCAACTGAGAACACATAATATCTACCTTCTTCCTTTGCGTATTCAACAT